TAGAGCAGGCATTCATGATGATAAGGCATCTCCAGAGAGAGCATCAAGACATCGTGCAAATGTAGATCCTGATTATGATCATGATGATGAAGAACAAATGTATCCAGGCGGTAAGTTGAAGGATCCTAAGAAGATTCGTAAAGCAAAAGCAACTGGTGAACTTACCAAAGAAGAATATATTGAAGAAAAGGCTCTAAGTAGAGCACAACAGAGATTTATGGGTATGGTTTATGCAGCAAAGAAGGGCGGAACTCCTGCATCTCCTGAGGTTGCAAAGGCTGCTGAAGGTATGACTAAGAAAGCTGCAAGAGATTTTGCAAAGACAAAACACGAAGGTCTTCCTGAAAAAAAGGAAGAAACTAAGGAAGAAGTTTCTCTAGTTCAAAAAGTTATTTCTGAGTTTTCTCCATTATCTGAGGGAAAATTGGATGATCTTCTTGCGGATATTCGTGGAGAGGATGATAACAAAAAAAAGTCTAAACCTTCTTCCCCAAAATCTGAAAAAGATAGGAAGGAAGAAGCTAAAAAACGAGTTAAAAGAGGTAAATCAGATCCTTCAGCTTTAACTCGCCGTGCTGCTGTTGCTGGTGCTGCAAGACTAAAAGCAGAACAAGAAAAAACCAAGAGACAACGTGAAAGACAACAATATGAAAGAGAGAGAAGAGTTGAAAAACAAACAAAAAAAGAAGAAGAATTAAAAGCAAAACAATCAAAAAAAGAGGAACAATCAAAAGTAAAACAAGCAAAATTAGAAGCCTCTATGAAAGAAAAGAGGATTAAAGCTGTTCAAGCTCAAAGTGATAAGGAAGTTGGTAGAAAACAACAAACCAGAAAAGAGATTAAATCTGCTGTAAAACAAGGACTTGCGAGTATTAAAACTGGATATACAAGTTCTAGAGATAGTGATGCAAAGGCTATGGATCAAACTTTAAGTAATGTTGGTGCTGTTGCTGGTGGAATTCTTAAAGCCGGCAAAGGAATAGTTGCTGCAAAAATGAAGGAAAGAAAAGAAAAGAAGGAAGAACAAAAGAGACAACAAAGACACGAAAAAATCAGACAGGAAATGAGTAAAGAAGAGTTCTCTAATTGGAGAGAAGAATTCATTTTTGAAGTTGATGATCAATCAGTGCAAAATGAGAAACAAAAAGTAATTGATGTTTCTAAAAAGAAAAACAAAATTGAAATTAATCCGAACATGAGTGAGGGTTGTGGTTGTGATGAAAAAGAGAAGGAAGAAACTCCCAAAAAGGATATGAGAGAACTTCCAACTAAAGTTAATCTTCTGAAAACAAAAGCCAGATCAATGGGAGTTAGAAATCCTATCGTGATGGTTGCTTCTGAAGGTGCTGCATGGACAAAGAAAGAGGGAAAGTCTGAGGCAGGTGGATTAAACGAAAAAGGCCGTAAGTCCTACGAACGCGAGAATCCTGGTTCTGATCTAAAGGCACCATCTAAAGAAGTTGGTAATCCTCGTCGTGCATCATTCTGTGCAAGAATGAGAGGTATGAAAGAGAAACTGACTTCTCAAGAAACCGCAAGAGATCCTGATTCCAGAATCAATAAGTCCCTCCGTGCTTGGAACTGCTAATGAAATCCTTTAAACAATTTTTATCAGAGAGTATCAATATTGCTGGAGATTTCAACGGAAATCTCTATATGAATTCTTCACAACCAGAAACTACTAAAGAATCTTTCCTTGCTGATGTAGTTTGGCAGGGTAAGATCTATCGTATGGAAGTTGAAGGCAAGATGATGAGTAAGAATGAACTTGCAGAACAACTGCAAGATGAATATCCAGGTGCAATCGTTCATAACATTTATCCAAACTCAACCAGTTCAGTAAAAGTTAAAAACGCACAGAGATATCAACCAGAAAGATTGACATGGGGTGAGTGATTCATGGCTCAGTGGAATAAGAATACACAAGACTTTCTAAATCAAGAGAGATCACTTTTTGAAGTTGTTGGTGTTGCTTCAAGTGATGGTCAAATAATTAGTCCCCAAAATCCATTTCCAGTATCTCTTGGAAGTTCCAATATTACTATTAATGGAGATATTACAATTCCGGGAATAGTAACCGTTACAAGTTCTGCGGATAATCCAATTCATAATCACATAGTTGAAGTTGGGACAGGTGGAACATTAACAACTCCATATCTTCCAGTTGGGATTTCTACATTACTGAACACTGTATCAATTGGAAATACAGTATCAATCTCTAACACTTCATTCTATATTTTAAATCCCGTTACTTCTGTAACTGTAGGTGGAACAGTATCAATTGCTAATACAGTATCAATATCTAATACTGCTTTTTATGTAACCAATCCAGTCACAACAGTCGCAGTATCAGGTATTGGTTCTACTGTTACAGTTCAAGGAACAGTAGGAATTGGAACAACTGGGCAAGTATCACTCAACCTTAATAGTGCTCCTGTAAGTTCCAGTAATCCACTACCAGTCACAGGAACAGTATCAATTTCTACAACATCATCAGCATCTGTTACATTTCCACCAATAGCAACTGATGCATTTGGTCGTTTAAGAACTTCAACTCCACTTACACTTTTTGATAGTTCCCACAGATACAAGGACAATAATCTTTGGAGTGGTTTAGTTATTGGTACTGGTTCAACAGTTGGATTTGTAACTGCACAAGGTTTAGTAAATTTAACTGTTGGTGTTGGAAGCACCGCATCAATCATCAGAGAAACCACAAAAGTATTTTCATATCAACCAGGAAAATCATTACAAACATTAAATACATTTGTATTCAACCCAGCAAAAACAAATCTTCGTCAAAGAGTAGGATACTTTGGTGCAGATAATGGAATGTATCTGGAACTTGATGGAAGTAATTTATATTTTGTGGAAAGAACTTATGTTCCAGGAGTTGTAACAGAAACAAGGATAGCACAAGCAAATTGGAATATTGATACGATGCTTGGTGCTGGTCATTTAAATCCGTCTGGTGTTACATTAGATATTAGTAAGGCACAAATTCTTTGGATGGATATTGAGTGGTTGGGACTTGGAACTGTAAGATTGGGATTTGTAGTTGATGGTAAGTTTATTCATTGTCATTCATTTCATCACGCAAATAGAATTAACACAACTTATATCACAACAGCATCACTACCATTAAGATATGAGATTGCAAATACTGGAATTACAACCAGTGCAAGCACACTTAAACAAGTTTGTTCTACTGTAATTTCAGAGGGTGGATATGAACTTCGTGGATTGCAGCAAGCAATTAGCATTCCAATTAATTCTCCAAGAACATTGGGTACTGCAGGAACATTCTATCCCGTAATTGGATTGCGTCTCAAAGCATCTCCCAATCGTTTGGATGCAATTGTAATTTTGACGGCACTTTCTGTGATGCCTATCAGCACTGGTAATTTTAATTGGCAAGTTAGAGCATCTGGAACTACTACTGGTGGTGCTTGGGTCAGTGCTGGTGATGATAGTGCAGTCGAGTATAACATTACTGGAACTTCTTATACTGATGGAAGAATTCTTGCAAGTGGATTTTTTAATGCATCAAATCAAGCAGCAAGTCAAGTTGATATTCTGAAAGAAGCATTATTTAAGTTTCAGTTAGAAAGAAATGGATTAACTGGAAGTCCTTATGAACTTACACTTGTGGTTGCTTCTGATGGTGGTAATGATACTGTTGTTGCTTCTATGGACTGGGAAGAGATTAGTAGGTAACTTATTATGAGTGAGTTTCCTTGGGGAGTTTTTATTATTCTTTCTTGTGGATTGATTTTTACTGCTTATGTAATCTACTACATAATGAGGTTAGCATTTGAGGAAATGAAAGATGAAGAACCTAGCGATCATTCTGTCAGCGACAAGTCTGACCATTAGTGCCGCACTTTGTTATGGTGCTTATGTGACCTATCAAAAGGCACAGAAGATTCTTGAGAATCCAGAAGAGTTTGTTGGTGCTGTTGTAGAGAAACAAGTCAACAAAGCATTTGAGAAACTACCCATTCCTAAACTAAATACAGAGAAGTTTAAATTACCTTTCTAATGTCTGATAAAGATCCTTATATTTACAGAATCCGCGAGATTCATAAAGTGGTTGACGGAGATACGATAGATGCTGACATTGATTTGGGCTTTGATATTTCTCTCACTAAGCGAATTCGCCTTGCTGGGATTGATACTCCTGAGTCACGCACTGCAGATGCGAATGAAAAGAAATATGGACTTCAATCAAAAGATTGGTTGAAGAATCGTCTTGAATTTGCTAAAGATATTATTATCAAGACTGAACTTCCAGATTCTACTGAAAAGTATGGAAGAATTATCGGACATCTGTTTATCAATGGTGAAGAGACTTCTTTGAATAATCAAATGATTTCTGAAGGATACGCATGGTCTTACGATGGTGGAACAAAGAAAAAAGATTTTACTGAACTTGATACAAAGCGCAAGAAACCATAAATACGGCTGCCTATACTTAGAGGTCATCATGGGAGCAGTTGTCGCTGTAGTAAAACCAATTCTTTTACAACTTGCTACACATCCAGCAGTCAAAAATCTTGTTATTTCTCTTCTTGAGAAGTATGTAAAGTCTACTGATAACAGTATTGATGATGTTCTTTTTGCAACAGTTAAAGAAGCACTCTTTAAACCACAAGTATGATCACTTGTTTAGTAACCAATTGGGGAGTAACCATCGTTCTCGGATTACTCCTCTCTCTTTCAGAGTGGTTGGCGAAAACAAAAAGAACGAAAGCGAATGGTATTATAGACTTTATAACATTATTTTTACGCACAGTTCTCAACAAACGCCCTAAAAACTAGGGCTATTTTTTTATAAATATCATTAGTAAAAGAACATTATAGGTATTTCACATGTCTCTCTGGGGTAAAAAAGACGACGTTTACTCAGCTGGCACAATCAGCATTAACTATGG